ATAACTAACACCCACGGAAATGGCGTGTCCTGTCAAGGTTCTACCCTATCTATAACACCCTTTGTTACATTACAAGATTCATGGAAAAACCCCTATGAAAAAATGTATAATGACCCAGTATTTGATAACTCGGATACTAATAATGATGGTGTATTAGATAATCCAGGAAGTATATTGTATGAAAAGCCTGTAAGAACTGGACAAAAATCTAATCATAGTATTGGATATGGAATAAGTTTGAATATAACCATACCTTTAGATAAACGTCACAATGAGGGTTGTTTAGCTGCTGCCACAACACAAAATAAATTAAATCAACAACTATTAGCTAACAAGCGGTTAGATTTTGAGATGGCAAGATTGAAGCACTGTGCGGAGCAGAAAAAACTTGGAGTAACCTTTCATCCCTCCAGTCCTGCTGCAAAAATTTGTTCAGATATTGTAGTTACAAATCCTCATGGAGTTATTCCTAATCATCAGCATGAGATTCCGAAATAAGTTTCTTTTTTCTTTTTAAACCTTTAAATCTTTCTGCTTCTTTTTTACCTAATAAAGCTTTAATTCTTTTTATTAATTGCTTTATTAAAGGCTTTATTAATCTTAATAAGACGGGTGTTGAAGCTGCTGCAGCGGTTGCCACGACTGCTATTGCAGCTGTTGTACTTACTTGAGATGTAGTTGGTAATAATTTTTCAACTTTTGTAGTATCTTCGTATAAAACTATACAAGTTTTTTTATCCTCACTAAGTTTATGTCCTACTACCTTTTCATTTCCATTACGTGTCAGTGCTCCTACTCTAGGTTGATTAGGAGATGGACAAGGAACTTCTGTTTGAGGTTGAGGTATATTATCTAAATTTGGTTCAGGTGTATCTAATTCTGGAGAAGGTTTAATTGTCGGAGCGGTAGCCTCTTCTACATAAATTAAATTTTCTGGTTGATATTCCATAGGAAAAAAATATGGTACATCACCATCACATAAAGTTCTCGTTCCTCTTTTATCTTCTTCAATTAATTTTAAAGAATTTTTATTAGCAGGGTTGAATTTTATACATCCTGGAATATCTACAATAGGAGAACCAATCTGTAAACTTACTGGAGGAGTTGTAGGTAAAGAATTTACAGGCGTATGAATATAACTATTTATAGGAATTACCTCTAATTTATTTATAAAAATTTCTGGTATTTCAGACAATTTTAAAATGGACTAGGAATTTTGGGAATTACATCACCAGTTGCATCAGGTATGGGTAATGAATCTCCTAAAGCACCTCCTAGACTATCTGTAACGGCCTCTAATGCCTTTTCTTGTATGCTATTTATAATTGCATCCTTATTTATATAAATACCTAAACTGACTCCTACAACAGTCAAAGACACTACACCTGAAGCAACAGCTATCGCATTAAAAATTTTTTGCATTTTTTTTTAAAACTTATATTTTTATTTTACTCTTATATTAAAATTTAACCAATACGTTAATTTTTTAATATGGGCTAGTACCTAATATATCTGTTTTCCATTGTGCTTTCAGAGCATCTGTATCTGAAGCAGCAGCTATACCAGAATCCGCAGGGGCATCTCTTAATGCTTGCTTTTTGGCAACAATAGCTGAAGTATCTGCTGAAGTTTCTAATGCTTTTTGAAATTCAATATCAAGTTCTGCAAGTTTTGGTGTTCTTGCTTCTCTAATTTTATCTTTATGAATTTCTCTGGCTTTTTCCATGTTAATTCCAAATCCCATGATTTACTCCGTATAAGTCCAAGCATTTCTGAAACTCCTATCTGTAGGAACTGCAGATTTATTAACAGTATAAACTGGTCTGTCTTTAGGACAATCTTTATCTTTTATTTGTTCTAAAGTTAATTCACAATTATCTGCTGGAGTGAGAATAGAAATGCCTCCATCATCTCTTGTGTAGATAAATCTGTAATCTGATTTTGCCATAACGGTTTTCTTTTATTATATTCTAAATAAAGTTTACATTATGCAAAACAATTTAATTAATCTACAAAAATAGCAACACCTATAGCTTTATTATCCTGAAAACCACCAGTAGCAGTATATGAGACTATTTTACAACCAGTGGTGGTTTGTTTACTACTATCACCCCATTGAGCACCTTGCCCTGCAAAAGGAGATACCCAACTGCCATCGCTATTGCCAGTATTAAATCCAGAAGTAACCACGCAATAATTAATATTTGCTAAAGCATTTGTAAAGTTTATAAAATACTCTCCTGTACCCTCATCACCAATACTGGAAACATTAAAAGAACCTCTCGCTGTTGGTGTCGATACATTGCCATCAAAATTTACCCAGACTTTTGCTCTACCTTGTTCAATCTGTTCTGGAGTAGAACTAGAGCCACCACTTGTGTTTTGTATTGTATTAACTTTAAGTGTTGACATAATTAATCTCCAAAAAAGGCTAAAGCAATTTGTGGTGTATCAGTATTACCACCACTTGTAGTTATTATGATGATTCTGCAAGCAGATGTTGTTTTAGCAGTACCCTGATCGAATTGATATACAGCACCATTACTTGTACTATTTTGCCCACCAGAAGAACCTGTAAGAACATAATTTGCATTTGCAAAAGCATTTGTAAAATTTATTGTATAATCTCCTGTTCCATTATCTGTAACTGTACTGACATTAAAATTATCACGTATTGTTTTATTTGTACCTCCAGAAGTTCCATCAAAATTTACCCACGCTTTTGCAAGTTGTCCTTTTTCCGTTCCACTTGTATTTTGAAATACTGGTGCTGCGGAGGAAACACTTTTAATCGTACCGACTGCTAATGTACTCATGGTTTTGGATTTGCGTCTTTAACTGCTTTAATAGAATTATAAAATGCACTAAACTTAGATTTTAAATCTGCATCAGCATCTATTGCATGCCAGAGTAAGTCCAGCTGGTCACCTATGGGACTATACGTAGTAGATCCATCTCTTGTTCTATCAGTTTTGTATTTATTTGCAGCAGCTTCAGCATCTAAAGTAGCTCTTGCTGCATTAATTTTGCTTTGCTCAAGAGAAATAGAATTACCGCTTGAATCTAGAGCTCCTGCACTATCATCAATAGTAACTGCATTAGGATAAGCCTTTGCTATTGCTTCGTGGTCTAAATTAGTCATTATACTGACACCTCCATAAGAGTAATAGAACTTGCTGCGGTAGCATTATAATTAACATTAGTACCTCCTTGATGATTTATTCTAATAGCTTGTGTTTGATCGTTTGCTTGACCAAAAGCAACACCATAAGTAAGAGTATTAGTGGTTCCAGGACTATATAAATAAACTGCGTTAACAGTATTCATTGAACCCGAAGATCCAGGTCTTGTTGCTGAACCTGTCCTTTGTCTATTACCATCAGCATCACCCCGAAAAGCTAAAGGGCTTCCGCCAACTGTTGGTGTCATATAAATAGTCCCTGTCATATCAACACCAACTGAAATATTTAATATTATTAAAACTTTATTACTTGAATTACTAACTGCCATTTGTGGACTTAAATTACCTACTCCACTCGTAGCCATATCACTTGATACACCTTGAGCTACATTAACTGTAGCTTTATCAGTTTTAACTGCTTGCACAATTTGTATAATTCCACCACTAGCACCAGCTGAAAGACCAGCTATTGGAACTATACTGTTAACTTTAATCTGACTCATAATTTAAACCACCGTATAAGTAGATCCAGAAGGCACAGTAACAGTGACTCCCGAACCAATTGTTATAGGACCTGCACTCATGGCATTAGCTGTAGCACCGAACGTAGCCCCAATTGTGTAGTCTTGTGTTACTTGTGTTGAGTTTTCATAGAAAACCTTGTCAGATCCACCTCCAGTTGCTGAAGCAGGTGGATCAACATAGGAGAGAACACCAGCACCATTTGTGGACAAAAGCTGGCCTGAACTCCCTGTGCTGGTTGGAAACTGAGCTACTTTAGTTCCGTTAGCAACAATACCAATCTGTCCAGAACTTACTCTGAATAGCCCAGTGTCGGTGTCTGAGGAGAACGTGATACTTGGAACTGAAACCGTGCCGTCAGGAAATGTTCCTCCAGCATTTAAGTAATCTGCACCTGCAAAGATAACTCCGAAAAAGGATTCTCCTGAAGCTGGAGCAGAACTAAAAACTATATTGGTACCTGATAATCTAAATCCTGTTGAACCAGAAGAATCAGGTTCCTGAATTACACCACCTACAGAAATTAGTAATTGAGTTTCATATTTTGGAAAGGGAATCGGAGAAACACTTCCAACTTGTAAAGCGAAAGATGTAGTACTACCATTAAACGAACTTGATATATCATCAATCGTTTTGTAATCATTATTAGCCCTTATGTCATTACCAATATATGGCATGATTACTTAAATCTCTTATTACTTCTATTATTTTACAGAGGGTAATTTTTAGAAATTATTACTAATTTTTAAAAAATTTTAAGTATTTGGACCTTTTGTTGATGGCTGTGTAGGCCAAACAACATCATCAGGAGTTTTATCTTTATAAGTCTGAGGAATATCTCTTATAACTTGTCTGTATGCAGCCCACTGAGCTTGATCTACAGTAGCTCCAGTTGTCATTGTCCA